AAAACAAATAAATGAATTGGGTAAATGTTTTCAAGACCCAGAATTAAATGATTATTTAAGAGGTTTATAAAGGAGAAAAAAATGAAGAAACAAGAGTTAATAAAAATAATTGAAGCAGTAGTTCATAAGGAAGTCAAAAAACAAATGAATGAGATATTTATTAAAGAAGAAAACTCATCTCAACTTTCCGAACTAGTTTCAAAACCATTAACTGAAAAAGAGTTTAAAGAACCTATTAGGAAACAGTATAAAACTAAACCTAAAAAGGAAGTAAACTATACATCAAACAAAGCTCTTAACAAGGTTTTGAACGAAACCGTAGGTGGAGTTCCACAAGGAGAAGGTGGTGGATATCCAGCAATGAGTGGGGGAGTTTATGACACCAGTAAGATAAATGATGTACTTGCTGGAGCAACTGGTTTGGGAAATACTACAGAGTCAAGAGAAATAAAAAGAGAAATAGCAGCAGTTGATACTATTAAGAAAGCTGGTGTTTCAGTTGACCAAGTTCCTGATCATGTGACAAATGCATTAACAAGAGATTATTCAGATGTTATGAAGGCAATCGACCAGAAAAAAGGTGGGGCGAATTTTCGTCCATAAGAGGTAAGTAATGGCATTAGATAAACAGTTTCTAAAATATAAACTTGAGAAAATTAAGAATGATAGGATTTGGAAAGATCAAGATGCAGAAAGTAAGAGACGATCTAGAAAAGAAAATGCTAAACTGGCTCAAGAAGAGGCAGACGCTATTCATTCTTATTTAACAGGTGAAGATCCAGTAGATATATTTGATAATAAATCTTATTTGGAAAGTAAATTCCCTGGGGCATTATATTTAAGTAGGAAAGGACAATTAAATATAAGACAATCTCAAGATGATCCAAAAGTAAAATCAAGTGCATTAAAAAGATTATTAAGGAAACATAAAACAATTGCAGCAGCAAATAAAATATTTGGTAAACAATTAAAAGTTTTAAAGAAACTCTTTGATAGTTTAAATATACGTTTGACTAAAGATGAACTTAAACTTGATGGAAAGATACAAGCAAGTGGATATCAAGTAGCTAGTGGTGAAGAAGGAATTACAGAAGATTATCTTGTAACTGATGTTATCGAAGAAGAAGATGGAACTTTAAGATATGTTCGTAAAAGAATTATAGTAAAAAATGGTTTAATTGTTGGTCAACAAATAATACAATAGGAGAATGTAAGTGGGAGCAAGAGAAAAAGATTTAAATCCAGATGTTTTTATTGGATTAAAACTTCCATTGGGATATTCAGATACAGGATATTTCAAACAAACTAAAAGTACACTTCAACAGGCTAAATATAATATAATAAATTTATTTAAAACAATACCTGGTGAAAGACTTGGACAACCTGCATTTGGTTCACAGTTACATTCAATATTGTTTGAACCTATGAATGAAGATTTTAGTGATATATTAGAGGATTCAATTAAAGAATCATTGGCAACGTGGTTACCTTATATAAACATTAAAAATATAGAAATTACAATTCCAAATTATAATATAAACAGAGTTAATATAGCAATTGATTTTGGATTATCTTTTGAACCCGATAGGTTTGAATCTGTTTCTGTAAATTTTGACCAATTTGAAACAATAGTTAAGGAATAATGGAGAATATAAATGGCTACAAAAGGAATTAGCAGAGATGTAAAATATTTAAATAAAGACTTTTCGTCTTTTAGAGATAGCTTAATAGAATTTGCACAAACATATTTTCCCAATACATATAATGATTTTAATGAATCTGATCCAGGAATGATGTTCATTGAAATGGCGTCTTATGTTGGGGATGTATTGTCATATTATATAGATGAACAATTTAAAGAAAGTATGTTATCATTTGCAGAAGAAAAGAAAACCATATATGAAATATCACAAGGATACGGATATAAACCAAGATTAGCTTCACCAGCTACTGTAACTTTTGATGTATTTCAAACTGTACCTGCAGATCCTAATAATGTAGTAAATGAAAGAAGACAGCCTGACGAAGATTATTGTCTTACTGTACCAGCTGGAATGGAAGCTACATCAACTAATGGTACGATTTTTAGAACAGTAGATGATGTTGTGTTTAGTGATTCAAGTTCATTGAGTCCAAGAAAGGATGATATTTTTGAAGTAGATGATGATAGTAATATTACAAAATGGTTGTTGAAGAAACAAGCAAAGGCAGTTAGTGGAACAGTTACTACTGAATATCATACATTTGGAGCAGCAGAAAAATATAAAAGAATAGTATTAACAAATAGTCCTGTATTAGAAATTATTTCTATAACAGATAGTGATGGAAATAAATGGTATGAAGTTCCTTTTTTAGCACAAGATACTGTATATGCAGATTTTCAGAATACTACAAACAATTCTCCTGATTTAGTTGAGGGTAGAAATTTTGCACCATTTTTATTAAAGGTTGTAAAGACATCCAAAAGATTTAAAACTTATATTAGACCCGATAGCAAAACTGAAATGAGATTTGGTTCTGGAGTAGCAGCAGGAGCAGATGAAGAAATTATTCCAAATCCATCAAATGTAGGTTCTAATTTACCAGGAACACCAAGTTTTCTTGATACCGCATTTGATCCAGCAAACTTTTTGAATACAGAAACTTATGGTCAATGTCCAACTAATACAACATTAACTATAAAATATTCTTATGGTGGTGGGATTGATGATAACGTAGCATCAAGTCAAATTAATAATATTACATTACTTACTTCTGAATTTGATAATTCTCTTACATTAGATACTAATTTAAAAGCTATTGCAAAAAATTCTGTAGCAGTAACAAATCCAAATCCAGCAACTGGAGGTGGTGGAGCAGAATCTATAGAGGAAGTACGAGTAAACGCAGGTGCTTATTTTCAGGCACAGGGTAGGGCAGTAACAAAGGATGATTATATAACTCGTGTTTATTCGTTACCAGCTAAGTATGGTAATATTTCAAAAGTTTATATGATACAAGATGAACAAGTAGCAGCAGCAGGACAAAATGAAGCAGACCCAACTTATCAACCTAATCCATTAGCATTAAATATGTTTATGTTAGGGTATGATAATAATAAAAAATTCGTAGGTTTGAATAACGCGGTTAAAGAAAACATAAAAATTTATTTAAGTCAATATAGAATAATGACAGATGCAGTTCAATTAAAAGATGCATGGGTATGTAATATTGGTATTAAATTTGCAGTCTTTACTAAAAAAGGATTTAATAAAAATGAAGTTTTATTAAATTGTGTTGATAGATTAAAATTACATTTCAATACTGATAAATGGCAAATAAATCAACCAATAGTTTTAGCTAATATAGCTTCTGAAATAGTTGCAGTAGAAGGAGTTGCTAGTATAGTTAAACCACTTGAAAATAGAGATGAATTGATTATAGTTGAAAATAGGTGGGGAACTATAGGTGGACTAACTTATTCTAATAACATATATGATGTTCAAAGTGCAACATATAATGGAGTAGTTTATCCAGCTGTTGATCCATCAATTTTTGAAGTTAAATTTCCCGATCAAGATATTAAGGGAAGAGTATTAGGAGATATCTAATGCATTATTTTGAGTACGCAACCAAGGATACAACATTATATGAAGCAAGTCAAAGTAGAAATACTGGACTTGATGAGATTATTGAGATAAGAAAAGACATGAACTCTGATGCTACAGTAGTAAATGTATCTCGTGGTTTAATTAAATTTGATTTAACTTATATTTCTCAATCAATAGAATCAGGAATAATTCCATCTGGTTCACAAACAAAATTTCATTTAAATTTATATGATGCTAATTCAACACAATTAAATATATCACAAACATTATATGGATATCCAGTTAGTCAATCGTGGGATATGGGATCTGGTAAAGTTGATAGTAATCCACAAATTGGGGATGGAGTAACTTGGAGATGGAAAGATAATTCTGATTCATTAACATATTGGGCAAGTGTAACTGGATCAGGTGGAACTTGGTATAGTGGAAGTGGATATGAAGCATCTCAATCTTTTACACATGAACCAGATGATTTAAGAATGGACGTATCTGACATTGTATGGAAATGGTATCATGGTATAGTTCCAAATGAAGGATTTATGTTAAAGAGAAGTGGTAGTGTTGGTAATACTAATGCAAATGTTGAAGAAGGAGATGCAACAAGGTATGGAAATTTTTCATTTTTCGGTAGAGATACACATACAGTTTATCAACCAAAATTAGAAATAGTTTGG